ACCGACATAATTTTTGTTTTGTGACAAATTAGCAAAATAACCATAGCGTTTTATCCATGAACGCAACGATTTGAAATACTCACCAGTTGTCTGTGCAGTTACATCCTGTCCTGAATGGGACGGAACCAAAAGATTTTCATCTTCTGGAATGAAAACTGTACCAATATCTGCCTGAGCAAATCGCACTGCTTTGTCATTGTATTTAGACTGGAAACCAGGGGCTAAATTCATTACTGGTCTAGCTATCTGATAATCCTCCCCACCACTATGCGCAATGTAAAAAGTTACGGATGGCGAAACAGTGGGAGGGTTAGACAGATCAACAAGAGAGTAAATAGCAATACATCCTGTTTTCGTATCAAGAGTTGATGCATCTGGACCTGGGTTATCAACATTGTTGGTTCTTTTGTAAGTCTCGCGCCAATCAGTGTTGGAAATGAAAGGAACAGAAACACGAAAAGTGGTTCTACCCATTTCGTCTTGCCTGTCTTTTAAGTTACAAACAACATTGTAATTGGTGTTTAATAGGTTATCCAGCTTATCTGGGACGTCCTTTAGATTAGTCTCTGGTAAAAACACTACTGCAAAACGCCCCTGGTGGTAAGGAGTTTTAACTACCATGATATCATAATTGATTGTTCCACGCCAAAGTGTACCCATCATGCTTGCATACGCAAAACTGCCAAGGTATAAAGTTTGACTATCTTCATCCTCATTATATTGATATGCTGAAAATGGTGAAACTTCCCATGAGGTAATGAGGTTCCGATTTCCAAAAAGTGCTTGGGACGCTGTTTGTGAATGAAAGAAATTTGGCCTACCAAAAATGTATTTTAAATTCAATTCATCTTTAACCTCAGGAATGAAGGAAGATCCATCGATACCATTATCTTGTATGAGACCTAATGTTGTGGCATCATCGTTTCCTTCTGTATGTATCAAAGTGTTGTTTGGTTTTAACACAGCTTTACACTGTGGTTGGATAGTTGTTGGTTTGGACCAACCAAAGGAAGCAGCAGTTTTGCCAACTGCTCGTGAAACCCAAGCAACTGATGAAGCAACTTTTCCAACTAGTGGTACTTCTGACAGAACATCAGCAATAGTGGTTACTCCACTAGCTATCTTGGAAACTGGACCTGTGGCTTCCACTTCTCCTGTATCAGGAGCAGACACAGGGGCCACTCCGGACTGGGCAACACGGTATCCTCTGGATTCCAATCGTTTAATTTCATGTTGATCCCTAGCTGCTGAGATAACATCTTTTTGTGTGGGTACATAGAATTGTGGGTTGACGAAACGTGCAAATACAGTATATTTCGCAGTGTCACCACCAGTTGGACCCAAAAGAGATGAGAAAACATACAGGAAGGCTGTTCCAAATTGATTATCGGAATTGCTGAGATCAAACAAATCATAAATATTTGCGTAAGGACAGATAAGCTTGAGTGAATTTCCTTCTTCAATGCTAACTATCTTGTAAGGGCAAGACGTCTGGGAAGCCAAATAACGGGTTCCTTTTCGTCTAAAGTCTCCTGTCTGGTCATAATAAGGATTATACACCAACATGAGAGCACCCTGCAGGAAAGGTTGAGCATTGATTTTGATTTCAATTTCAATATCTGCCTTCAAATATTGATAATTCTTCAATTTATCAACAACGATCGGAGATTTGTCAAATATTGCCTGTGGGAAACTTAATTTCTTCAAATAATTAATAGTATCCTTTTCGTAATCGGATCTCGCCAATTTGATTGGAATTGGAGCATCAGCAGTCTTCCATTCAAAAGTTCCCAAGTTCACAGGCCTCTCTAAAATACTCACGATTTCATGGCGAGTATGATCGTTCAAAGCCATCTGGGTAGTAGCAGATGGCATGGGGCGAGCATCAACTGACATTTGAATATCAGTGAGCAAATTTCCACGTGTGGAATCAACGTTCGTATTTTGGTCGTGGTCATACGAAACAGCACCACTTGAATTATCTGTATTAGAACTAGCAGTCATGTAATACGATAGGGGTAGATGACTATTCACCCTAAAGGCGGGAGCTGTATCACCAGAGCACAGCAACACTCTGTTGGTGGCAAGGAAATAGCAAGATGTGAAAATTATCCCGTTTGTTTTCTCATATCCAGATCACATTTCCAGGGCAAGGCCATGGAGTTTACCAAAGAGGAACATATTCTGTCCGAGCGTACATATCGCGGTTGTATCTGTACGTCTCCATCTGCTCGTAGTACGTAGGAACGTGAATGCTCAGACCTACTGCTGCGAGTTCCTCTCGAATACGAGTACTCCAATACTCATAAACATTTTGCGGATGGAGAGATAGTTCCATAATCGTTTGTTCGCAGTTTTCAATGGTAGCCGTACGTTTAGCTTTTCCGCGAATCCAATTGGTTATTTCCAAAGTATTGGTCAAATCCATTGGTGCCAAAAACGTTCCGTCCTTTTGAATCACAAATTTCCTCTTGAGGAAAGCAACATCTTCCAGTGGTTTAAACGGGAGGATCTTTCCTACTTTGGTTTCATCAGTATAGGTGAGACCAAAAGAAGCGAGAGCATCCGTAAGTGTGAGTTGATTAAACCAGTGAGTAATTTCAGTGCTAACTGATTTAATATCGTCATCTCCATATATAATTTCCGAGACATATTTTCGGTAATCACATGTGGCTGGAAGACCCTGTTCTTTCTTCAAAAGCATATAGGCGATTCGCATGACAATACCATTAAAAAGGGAGTTAATGATGACAGTTAGAGGATTTCCTGAAGGCTGAGAATGAGTCTTGCGAATCACTTCTCCCCGAACAAGAATATCAGCATTACAAATGTGTTCCCAAAGAGCAGCACGAATAAGCTGATTCTCCTCACTGTCACCATACCAGTCGTTTATCTTCTCGACAATTTTAACTAAAACTTGCATGAGAAGAGATCCATCAAAATTGGAAAAATCACCTGCAATCATATAATTTCCTTTTGATTGCAAATGGTGTGCCAATTTGGTCCATTCTAGAGAATAAGGATTGATGCCAACAGCAATGCCGTTATCAATCCTATTTCTCATCACGTGAGCAGCGAAATCCAAAAAGTATTGTCTAATTGCAATAACAAGGTGCTGAGGACAAGCTTCAAATACTCGAGTCTTTCCAGCATTTACTTTTGCAATGGGTCGTTTTTCATCCTTCAGGGTGGCAATGGAGATAGCATTTCCTCGAATCCCTCTTCGGGAGTCATTAATTAAACTCTCGACATCTTTTCTGAGTTCGGGGTTATCCACAATATATTCCTCTCCATCGCCTAACCATGCAGTTTTGCCTTTGGATTTATTGGTTAAATTGTAGGGGTAACCAGGAGAAGTTGTTCGATTAATTGGTCGTTTGTATGGATCACCATCCACTCCAGTGATAGCTTGTTCGTAGCTATGCACCACGCCTTTTCCACCAATAGGTGAACCTAGCCCTTGGAAGACATCGTTAGCTGCTGCTTCGAGCAAATCAGGATCAACAAAAGTTTGTCCGCCCATGATTTTCTTAATACCTTTCAACATAGGATCAACTAGGCCTTCTCCTTCAACCTCAACGGGTCTTAAATAAGCGGGTTTAGCGATGTGTTGCTGAACTTTGTCAAATATCATGGAAGGTCCTAATTGCGTTGTGCTTGGAGCGGCAGGCGATGGTGCAGTGCCGACGTTCAAACAATCACCAAGTTCAATCAAAGATACCTGCTTGGAAGTGTCGACCCATGACTGAGAATAAGGTAAACGCCCGTCAATCAAATATGACTTTGGAATTTTGAATTTCTCAATATGCTCAGAAAGGGCTTTTTCCAAGAATTGTCTTGTTGTCAAGACGCCAAGTGCCAATACTCCTGCTCCACCAGCAACATGAAATCCTATCAGTTTTGTGTGAATAAGTTTGTTGGAGATGGAGAGCAAAGCTCCACACATCCCACTCGATGTTTCAAGGTCATAATCAATATGGTTGCCAATTTTGATGGGGCAAACACATCTAGTTGAATCCTTTGGGCATGTTCCTGGTGAATGTAAAAAATATTCTGTAGTCTTGGTGGAAACTGCAAAGCTCTGTGGGTATTTTTCCTGTACGATTGTCTTATTTCCGTGTTGATAAAAGCCTGAGAAAGTCAGATCACCTTCCTTTAACAAATCAATATCTTCAGCGTTGAGAAATTTAGAAAGTATACGCTGACGGTTAGGAACTACAGGAGGAAAGGAAACAAGTGCTAAATCAACAGGAGACCCATCAATTTGGAAAGCTTGAGAAATCTTGCATTGATCGATTGGAACTTGGATCGCTTTTTCAGTTGAATAAGGATTTTGAATGACCAAGTATTCGATCGGGTCAATATGCGGAGGATTCATGATAGTATGGGCAGTAGTGACCATAGTACGACCAACAAGAAACACGCCATTACTCCGGCAACACAAGCCATTTTTGTCAACAGCTTGAATCCACACTGAATTATTCAATAAGACTTGTGTGGTTTGCTCAATTTGCACACGATCTCGTTGTGCATAAGTGTACCTGCGAGCACCCAAATGCATCTCAGTGTTTGGTAAACATTCTACTAAACCCTGGGCTAATCTACGGGCTCTAGGCACACGCGGATTGTTTTCGTACACTCTTTGAGCAAACTGACGTTGTTTTGGCATGGCTGGTTGAGTCTCGTAAATCCGTTGAGCATAATTAACAGGCCGTGTGACTCGTGGTTGTGTGTCGTAAATGCCTTGAGCAGCTGCTTGTTGTTCTGCAACTAAATCAAGGAAACTGTTGGTCTGATCAATAAAATTCCTTTCATTATTCATATCAAATCGTCTACTTTCTTCTTCGTACGGTTCACAGAAAGCGCAATCATACCAACACGTCGCACTAACGATTGTATGCGCTTCCGTAACATTGGTCGCACGAAAGCCCGAATCCACGAGCTGCTGTAACCGACATTGTCGGACAGTAGTGTTTGCCATTGGTTTCTGGAGAGATACTCGTACTTCTTCTCGTACATTTTCCAGATCGTCGCGGGAAATTCCTTGTTTAAGCAAATCATTGCAAACAGATTTGATTCCCGTGCGTTCCAGAAAATGAACCAACATGTTGCCGTGTTTTGGGTATTGAAGTATCTTACAAGTGGTGCACCTGTCGCATGGTGCAATAGCATCAGAAGGTGAACGATTAAATTGGCACCAAGCACTACCGCTGTCATTGGACCTGCCACGAAAGATGCCAGTGTACCAAACACCGAAGAGGGCTGCTGCAGCAGAGCAGATTCCTACTAAAATATCGGAGGTTGGTACACTTGGTAAGTAATTTATAAATTTTTGTGCGGTATTAGAAAAGAATGATAAAAAGAATTGAGCTATTGAAAGCAACTTATTCTCTGCAACAGTAATACAAGCTCGTGCACCTCTCCAAATTTTCTGAAGAGAACTTTTACACTTAGATTTACTGGTGTAAAACATTTCCTTAATTTTGCCTAATCGAGCTCGTACATTGTAGAAGTGGGAAATAGAGCCGAAAGTTGGATCTTCTTCGGCATCAAAGAAGTTTTCTCCTAATTCCACCTGAAATTGTTCCGCTTCAGCGACTACGTCAATAAATTTCTCAGGATTGAAGATCCTATCAAATTTCTCCAAAATCTGTCTTTCATGTAAAGATGGTTCTGGTTTTTCGATACCAGCCATTTTCATAATAGCTTCAGCGAGCCCTTGACTATCTTGCTTGCGTCTATCATTTTCCTCACAAAAGAAAGTCCAAAAATCATTAAATGATAGATTACTTTTGCCAGGAATGTAACAGACCTCTGCGTTGCCACTCTGCTTGTTGTGACAAACCTTGTAACAAGTGAAACGATAATGATCAACTACAAGGGGAGGAATTTTATCCACGTCGCAACCCAGTTTCCTCGCAGCAGATTTCTTATCGAACGTGTAATAAAAATTACCCCTCTCATCATTTCCCAATGGAACACCATATTCAGGATCAATTGTCACTTCAGCCCAAATATGGAATCGTCGGAACACAGCCCCAGGATCTACTAGTGATACTATAGCTGGATATTTCTGATTGGAAGAGGCAATAATAAATTCGGATGTGAAATTTGATACGCCCTTAGACTTGAGTTCAGCCATTTTGAGAGGATATTGAGCAGTATTGACCATATATTCAAGTTCCTCATATTCTTCAACGGGTTTTTGTTGAGAATCAATAACGTTTCCGAAGTCGTCTAAAATAACAATAGGTTGTCCAGTATATCCTTCCCAATATTCATTCTTGGCTCTGCGAGGAAAGGAAATAGTGTTGAAATCAGTGTGTTTATCTTTTAAGTATTCTGCATAAATACGTGCTTTCAAAACCTCTGTTGCAACACTCTTGCCAACACCAGGATGTCCATATAAATACAAAGCAACTGGTTGGGTTCTAATCGTGTGACATCGAGCGGGACTGTGAGATGCCCATTCAATTTGGTTATGAATGCGTTTTTGTAAACTTTGTATCATTTGGGTGTTAGAGCGAGAATGTACACGCGCCGCTTGAGAGTGGTATTCGCCTAATTGAAAACCAACAGTCATAATTTGGTCTGAAATGGCAGCAGACGCATCAATTAATGCTTTATCAAACTGTTCAATAATTGTAACAGCTGCATACAGATTTTCTAATTGGGGAAAATTTTGCATAAATTTATATTCTTCAGCAGAAACCCCATAAACAGTAGTGTAATAAATTTCTGCTAGATAATCAAATACCCATACGAACAAATCTCGTACTGCTCTAAAACCCTGAGCAGCTCGTCCAACAGTAGAGAAGTGTTTGGTCATATCAGCAGGTGTTGGGACAGCTCCGGAACACAACAATGAGAAAACTCCACAGAAAAATGCTAAAAACCCAGAAAATGGTAACAATTCTGGCGACTTTACAGCTGTGGAGAACATGTCTGAAACAAGAGATTGGGCAACTTGTTGAGTTTCACTGCCCGACGTATATGTAATATCAGTAGATTCAATGCTGGGTATAAGGGACATGAGAGAACTCAAAGTCACTCCTAACAAACGTGCCAATTGTGCACAGTGAATAGAAAGCAAAAATAATTGCTTATCTTTCAAACATGTACAAATTGAGACGCAAGATATAATAATACTAATGACGTCATACTGGAGGGGAATCCCGAAAGCAAGTTGCAATTGGTCGGCAGCTTGTTGCAATTGTCGAAGTAATCCTTGCAACATGTCTATAGTTGGATTAATTTTATCAATAGCAGCCGTTATTTTAGGCGCGTTAACTATAGTAGCTGCTGCAGTTCCTACACCAGGAAAAGCCCAATTGGCAGCTGCATATCCAGCGGCTTTTGCACTTTCTTTATTGGTTAGTACTTCAGCACAAGCGTTATAAGTGTCTTGCGCCATTTGAGTTACTTTTTCGACGGCAGACTGTGCATATCGCTTTCTGTCTGCGCCACTTTCGCGTTTCTTCTTTCGATTACGCTTTTCTAATTCTACTTGTCGCTGCACGAAATTCTGTTGTTGTCGTTGCAATTTCTTCAACTTCTCAATTTCGCGCTGCATCTGGTTAATTTTCTTGCGTTGAGTATCTTCGCAAGATTTTGTAGTGTTACTTGGGCCTGGGTTTTCTTCGACGTCGCCAGCTAGTAGCAACAAAAGTTTGGCATAATTAACATTAATCTTATAAGCAAATTCATCAAAGTCACAATAATAAGTTTTTGTAATTTTGAATTTCTTGAAAACAACTTCAGTAACAACAGGGTCGTCATCAGCATAATCTGTAACGTACATTGGTTTTCCTTTACAAGTCATTAAACGCAAAAAGCATTTAGCTTGATCCCAACTTTCGTTAATAAATGCGTGATTTTCAAATTTGTTCCGAATTGTAAGCAAATCCTTGACTAGAGTGGGAGAGTCTTCAGAAAGGTCAAATTGCCTAAGATATGTATATAAGGCTGCAGTCTGAAGAGTTTGATCCGCTGGGTGAAAATCATCAATCAAATATTGAATTATGTTCAAAGCAGCTTTAGCTGCGAGTGAGTGTATTGAATATTCCTGGACATCATGTTCAGTTGCAAATCCATAATCAGTATTCGGTTGAGGAGCTAGGTCGATATTATTCATGAGAGCAGAAAGAGAATTAACATTACACTTGTCCATGTTATATGGGGTGCGGCTTTCTGATGGTGATAGCGTTTTCCGGTAATGCCACCCTTATTTCAGGGACTGACCTTCTACGGCTTGCGTATATCTCATAAGTTTATCTTCCAAGTGCGCTGGATGAAATGCGCTAACAATCCAGTCATGAGGAGTTATTCAATGCTACTTTGCTCATGCCTAACGAGGGATCAAAAATTACGAGAGACTACAAACCGCCATGGGTTCTAGCCATGGTGCCTACCTCCGAGGAGAACGGAGTTCCAAAATACTCACCTAAAATGCGCCAACAGACGGGGTCGAATCCGCTGTGTGTTTCTTCAAGAGGAGATCGCATCCTACTAGTCAACTAGCATATAGAGAGAGATAGAAACTTAAAACTAAAATCTTAAAACTAATACAATCATCCACGATAACAAAATTATAGTATATATCAATCAACGCTTGCTTCTGATATATAGAATAAAATCGTAAGGATAAAGGTTAAATATTGCACAGTTCTTTTATTATGTACAATCATTCTACGGCCACGGTTTCACATGCTATTCAGCGTGGGGACAGCCACGGTTACACTAGACTTACAG